CCCCGCCGGTACAACAAACTCCGGAAGACGAACAGTATTGTCTGGGAGGAACGATTCGATTCTATCGAATGCGATCCTGTGCGTTTCTTCAATACTTTGCATCACCAACTCATCATCGTATTCAAATCCTTGGTCTTTGGAGTATTGTTTGTAACTCTCCCAGATCTGATCACCATTCTTTGGATACAATTCATAGCCAATCTCTTCCACACCTTCGGGAAGCTGTGACTCTTCGTCTGCCCACGAAGGTCGACCCTTACCCAGCCAACCTAGACGCTTGTACAACTCACGATCCTTCCATGCGGTTGGCGTAGGATAGTGACTATCTGCGGTAGTGATCAAGCTAACGCCCATCTCTTGTGCTGTCTGGATAACATATTTGTTGAGTTCGTGCTGTTCTTTAATATTATTCCACTGAATCTCAGCGTACCAGCGGTCTCCAAAGATGTCAACCATACTTTGCGTTGTCTCTCGCATTGCATCCAAAACGGCTTCATCTCCTTCCTCACGGTTCTCCCAGTAGTTTCCAGCGTATACGCCACCAAGACACGCGCTAGCGGCGATGATTCCTTCGTTGTACTTCTTTAAAAGCTTATAGTCTATACGAGGGTACCTATAGAAATTTTCTGACTGGTAGCTCTCTGAGACTAGTTTAAACAGGTTGTTCAGTCCAGTCTGGTTTTGCGCCAAAAGAACTAGGTGGCGGCGCCGACGGAGGATATCTTGAGTCTTCTTTGAAGCACCCTCATCCTCAACAGTCGCGCCTGAAGCTGCATCCTTCTTAGCAGAGCGGGCGCGCTTCTTATCTTCCATCGCACGAGTGTACTCTTCTCGCCACTCATCGATCGATGGGATGAAGTAAGCCTCGCACCCAAAGATAGGCTTAAACTCCTTGCCGGAGTCTTTCATATTCTTTGCATGAAGAACCTGATATGCCAACCCGTTCATGTTGCCATGATCTGTGAGAGCCAGTGCTTCTCCACCATTCTCATAGCAAAAGTCCATATGCGCTTGGGGGTACCCAATCGCATCAAAAATAGAACCTGCCACACTATGGGCGTGTAGCCCAACAAACTTAATCTTAGAATCAGAACGATCCATTATGCCTCCTTGGAAATTTTGATTACGTCTCTAATATAACACACTTCAGCTGAAGAAGCAAGTAAAATACTCTCTCGATCACCATCACCGATATTAGTAATGAGCATTTGACTCATACCATCAATCTTGTTTAGTGTCTTCCACGCTTTGTCTTTATATATGATAATTGAGCCGACCGGAACGCGACCCAAATTAGTTTCTTCAGTCTTTAACTTCATCCACATAAGGTATATTAACATGAATGTGAGGTAAAGTCAACTCCTTTCTAGGAGTTTCTACAGTATTTTTTGACCCCAGGTATTCAACGTATCCCTGCCACGTTGAAATGTCATGGTGCCACTCTATTTCCATGCATGTGCTACCCTCTTCATTCAGAGGTTTTAGCACTTGCTCTAGCGAATAGTCTTTTGCTATCCACCTCTCGTTCACCGGTCGTTTCTGGCTCGGATACTTTTGGCCGGGTAAGGGGGGTAAATACTCCCTTGTTGTTGTTTTGTTTATTAGGTTCCTGCATGCTTTAAAATCATCTCCTTTCATTGTAAAAGACAGAAGTTCTCCATCTTTAACTGTTTTGTTATCATGTTTTAGAAAAAAATTAGCTTTCGAATTGGAAATATTCTTTCTATAGTCTCTTACACTATAGACGTCATAAACTGACATCGGGAAGCTAATATAATAGTTCTGTGGGGTTATCCATTTCGATATTTTATATGCTGCATACCACGAAGAGTATACCCCATGTAAAATTGACCACCCATAAGAATCTCGGCGAGCGCGATCTTTCGGATGGATAGGGACATAATAAATAGGTATCTCTCGCCGATGATCCGAATAAAATTTAGTAAAAGTTCTTTCGTAATAAACGGGGTCGTAAATCCAATCACCCACTACCTTTCGCACTATCGGCGCTAAGTCATGGTTAGCTACGATCCAAATAGTATTACAGCCCGCCATGGCGCACTCAAAAACTGATTTTTGAATTGCTGAGAACCCATTATTCACTGGGAGCAGAATCTCTGGGATAGGCGTCTGTATATCTGTTTGCAAATTGGCAACCGGGATTATGCCGGCTGTGTGCACGTGACTACTCACTCAATCCTCTTAAAAATCTATCGTAGTCCAAATGAACCGCTTGTAGATTTTTGTATAACTCGTTTTCATCAACTTCTTTAACTTTAAAGCCGCTGGTCTTAAAAGATGTGATTTCCTCTGTTGCATGTTTCTCTCTTCGCATATGCGTTGTTTTAAATTTATAATATTTTGGGTTGCCGTTAGGTCCATATCCATTGAACTGCCCTTTCATGCCTCTGTTCTCCATCTCTGAAATCAGTTTGAACTTAGCCATTGTCTCTGAGTAGTTAAAATCTCGGATCTGCTCTTCACTCAATACTGACAGGACACAAGCATCTTTAACAGGAGTATTTCCATCAATGCGGTCTGATGCATAAAACCATATTCGTTTAACGAAATCATCCCTTGTCTCAATGAAGTCAATATCATGTTTCCCACCTTTGTTAAAAGCTATCCAATCATAGCACATATATTCACAATTATCAAGTGCTTTTTGTTCGAACAACCCTTGGACATTATTGTCTCCAAAATAGTAACACTGATTGAACCTTATATCAGCTATTTTAGAGTACTCATTATAGCAACTTATTGAGTTGTCATCTGCTCTAATGCTATGGCACAAATTTGAAAGTGGCACACGACCGCTAGTCGATAATAGAAACATTAGGCGATCCCAAACCAAACTCTTAGATAGCCCAACGTCGATTAGTCCTTCGTGTGTCGTTAAACTTTTTGGCCCGAGGCCACTTGGTAGATTCAAAAAAGACAAATCAACTGTAGGCTCAAAATAATCAAACCTGAACGGTTTTCGAAAATCTGAAAAAACTACGGGGAAAAAATTTTGGGCTGCGAACAGAATCGCACTCAAGGAACTGCCCAACACCACGCTGTCGTACTCAAGTATCAATCGTCACGCAAGTCGCCAGCAGGTATGTCCTCGTTAGTAACTTCGTTTAACAGGCTTTTAATGTCCAAACCGGCGCAGTCAATCTTTCTTTTGCTAACGTGATAGTGGCTAACGAAACCACTAAACTTCCCATAAGTCACCTCTTGCTCGTACTGAGTTGATGTACTTCCAAATTGGTTGAGCGGTGTCTCTAATGGTATTCCTGTAGCTTTATGTATCGCTCTCCAAAGAGATTTTAGTGCCTCTATCTGTTTCGGGTAAAACCCCATGAAAGGATCGAGCTTATTGTGGTGAACCCATGCGTTCTCCACCATGGGTCTTTCGCCAAAGCCATTTTTAACATACCAGCCTTGGTATTTGGGATAATAAGCATTTGAAATCTCGACACCCACTGATGCCCTATTCGCTCTTTCGCTACCAGCATGCCAAGCCCCATGTTGCATGTCAAGTGTTTGATAGATTGTTCCGTCGTTGTCAATAAGGAAATGAACAGAGATTCCCCTCTTATCTAATACAGATTGACAGGATCTAGAACTTAAGCAAACATCCCAATGGTTGACGAAATAACGCACACCTCTTCTGGGGCGCCCGGCGTAGCTATAGTGAGTCCCTGGTTTGGCTTTCATACCACCTTGCTCAGACCACAGGACTACTTTGTCCCAATCAATCGGAAAAAATTCATTATTATATACAATGTAGTTAGAGTAACTACATTCGCGGGGCTTGTGATTATCTATTTCAGCTTGGCGTTCGGTCCACAAGCGGCGAAACGTGCTAGGTCCACAAAGACCATCTGCAGTTATGCCATTACCCTTCTGCCACTTCTTGATAGCACGAGTCAGCTTGTCGTCAAAATACTTCTCCCCAAACCAACTGGGGTCCCAGCCAAGTCTAACTGATGAAGATTCATTGTAAAAGTTTTTATCTATAGGCATACAGCAATTGCCCCTTTATATTGCAATTTAAGAAATTATACCTAATATATAGTTCTCTAAAATAACATTTATGGTTTTGTCTCCAAAGTTAATCTCCTCAACCATGGTCTTATCAACAACTATTTCTGTGCCCTTCCGCAGAGATTCTAAGAATTTAACGTCTTCTGACGTTGCTATGACCGTGGCAGTCGCGTACCTCTGCTCTGTCGGTTTATACTCTTCTGGCAATAGAATACCTGCTGCTGTCTCGTTCTGATTTGGCGTGCCTAAATCAATATGTATATGTCTGTTTAATGGTATGAACATTGTTTCCTCTTTTTAAATTGTACATGTATCGTTGGTGCAAAACTTGCTACCGATGCCGCCTTCCTCAAAAGACATGCGTTGGACCGGGTTTATGTTTGCTGACATCTCGTTGAACTTTTCTTCAGTGATTGGTTCATAGGGCGCCTGCACGTATCCAGTTTCTTGATATTTTAAGAACGAAACGGCTTTCAATCGCGTTTCGTACATCTCCAGAGCGCTCTTAATCTGAGTCGATTCGCTCTCGTTAAACGTCACCGTAATTGAAACAGAATTGTCCGCCCAGTAATGTTGATATTGTGCCGCAATCTCAAGCTGTTCCCATATGGACACGTCCTTCTTTCCTTTCTGAAAATATGGCTCTTGCACCGGAAATTCTACCACCATGGTATTGGGCGAATATGAATCCTTCTCTATCTTATAGCCTGCTTCTTCTAATTGTTTAAGCATCTCTGAGCTTTCCGCAAATCTAATCCTTCTAATATAGAACTCGCTCTCAGGAAAGTGAATCCCCGGAGTAGATCCATTAAGTAAAGACACTGTACCGGATGGCTTGATTGAAGTCATTCTAACAGACTTTGGAATACACAGCCAGTTGGAGTACTCTTCATCAAGACTCTTCACATGCTCATATGCGTTGTCACACATCTCATACACTTCTCTTCTGCCGAACTTGTTAAATGCCTGAACAACTCCAGATTGGGAGAGTCCGATGCGGCGATTTTTAAGCATCTTTGCATTGGTTTCCGGCCAATGTGTGTTAGAAAGAGTGATAGTCTTGCCATAAAGATACGCGATCTTAAGGGTTCGAAGATAATCTTCCATATCTTCGTGCTTTGCTGGGTAAGTTTCCACCAAGCAGCATAATTCTGCATCCTCTAACTGTTGTTCTACACACGGGTTAAAGCCGGCGACATTCACATCATCATATCTCAATCCATCTTTAAAACGACCGCGGGTGCGAGCATTCTCCAGCCAAATATATCCCGGCTCTCCATTCTTCTGGGATTGTGCGGCATGCCAAGTGTAATCCATTCCGACGACGGCGTTAAAAGAATTGTTGGAACCCCACCGGTGGTGCATCAGCTTCTCTGAATCGTTCTTCATTTCAAGATATCTCTTGTCATCATGTCGACCCATAGCCAGAGCCGCGGACCGACGTACGTTCCCTGACACAACACAGCGCCCGATAAGGTTTTCGGTGTCAACTATGTCTACTGAGCTTATTGGTTCACCGACCTTCCCGGAAAACAACTCAATTAAACTCTTGTGCAGTTCAATAAGGGGACCGGCGCCGGATGAAGTGCCGCCGAAACCGTGGATAAGGGCGCCTTCCGGGCGAATAGCTGAATAATCGAACTTGGGCACTTTAGAACCAAAAAAGAATCCGTCTAATAGTGTGTGCACAGAGTCGACCCAGCCTTCGCGAGAGTCATCAATGAAAAGAGTATCATTAGTATACTGTGGTTCATTGATAACAATTGTGTTAGCTCCCTCGGTATCAAAACCAACTCCGATACCAACCATAAGAGCGTCCATCATCCAAGCGAAAAGATAGCCGCCCTTAGTCGCTAGATCGCGAGTAGAGCGAAAGGCACAATTAAACAATCCTGCTGCGGTCCTTTCTTCGATAAACTTCGTTCCCATCATCCATAAGCCGCGACCAGGGGGTGTCCACTTTAATGTGAATAAGCGCTCATAAGCATCCTTAGCGGTTCTCTGAGCCTTTGCGTCATTCCATTCCAAACCTAACATGAAAACATGCTGTTTTTGCATATTGAACATACCTTCCACAACGCGGCGACATGTCTGCCACCATTCTTCGGTGCCTGAAGCTTCTGGATCAAATTCGCTTAATCTCCTCGCGTACGTTCTCTTGAACGTTACATACCCCAATGGACCCCAAGGCACTTCCTTCATCTTATACGGTTCCACAAAGGTATCCGAAAGTCTAAAGCGCCTAATGTTGTCAATTGTTCTCATTGTCTTGTTTTCCTTTTTAGTTTAGTATATTTTGCTTGTAATAGCTGCTTCTGAGCTGATGGACCCAAAGAAACTGGTGCGGTGACCACCGCCGGGTTGCTGTTGGTGTTATTGTGACTGGACGTGTTTGGTAATATCTTGATATTGACGTTGGAGGTGTCCATGAAAATTGGGAACACCATTCCATCTGGTCCGTTTCTGTTCTTGGCAATGAACAACTTCCCTTGATTATTTTGTTTGTCCTCGATAGTACGAGAGACAGAAAAAATGAAGTCGGCGACAAAGCACTTATTAAATGCCTCTGAGATTTGCTCCATCGTGATCACTTCGGCGCTTAGACCAGAGCGGTTAGTTTGCGAAGCTGTCCAGACTGGGCACTGGAACTCTGCTGAGATTCCTCTCATCTCTTCGTAGATTGATTCCAGCTCATTTCTTTTTTCTTTTCGTACTACAACAGGTTTCAAGAGATCTCCATAATCTATAATTACCATGCCCGGATTGATTCCGCGCTTTATCAATCTTGATAAGTGTGCTTTAATCGTGTTAGTCGAGGCAGATTTTGTCGGGTATTCTTTAATAATTAGTGAGCCCTCAATATCTTTGATCTCCTCATAGACTTCTTCTTTAAAATTTATTATCTCATCGAGAGGATAGCCCGTGATGCAGCTATCATATCTGTTGGCGATTACAGTTTCTTGAAGCTCCAATGTATAGTGGACGACTGTTTTTCCTTCTCGTAATGCCTCGGCACCCAAGTGTACTAGAACCATAGATTTTCCGGCACCGGTGGGGGCAATCACAACACCAAGCTCATTTTTGCCCAGCCCTCCTCCTACAATATTATCGATATCAGACCATCCGGTTGATACCGGCTTTCGATGTTTCGGCACAAATCGCGCTTCGAAGTCTGCGAGATAGTCGTAGCCAAAATTGTTATCCGACCCTAATTTTAGCGCGTTGTTAATCTCTGTAGATATTTCATCGAAGGAACACGTTTGAAGGAGCCCCACGGACTTCATCATTGCTTCTTTCAGTGTTTGTTTCCGACAAAAATCAAGAGAGGTCTCTTTAATGTATTCTTGATCGCCGACTTCATAACCGACTATCTTATCAAAATATTCCTTTACTTGCTCGGCCACCAGTTCGTCTTCATCAGACAACTCAGTGTGAATAATCGTATCCATTGTAGAAGAGGATGGGTGCCGGTCATATCTTGCACGGTAATCAATAGTCTTGCGCAGGAATACGCGCAAATACTCAAGCTCTAGAAAGCTTACATCTAGAACTTCAGTGATCTGGTCCGCAAAAGGACGATCTTCAAATATTAATTGTACTAACCCTTCTTGAAAAGTTTTTCCATACTTTCCGAAGTTTGCTTTCTCTGCTTGCATTACCCTCTCGTTTTATATAAGTATATCAAATCTGACCGTTTTGTCAAGCAGATCCGAAGATTAATTTCATGCGTTGTCAAGGCATTCCTTCTGAATCTTATTTAAGTGAGCTTGAAGATCTGCCCAATTTAGCTCACCAAATCCATCTGCGCGCATCATACCGATAACCTCGGTTTTATTAAATTCGCATTCAAAATTTTCGATTGATTCTTTAACGTAGGTTTTAGACTGGAATGACATTTGCGGAGAGTATAGCTGCATCATTCTGTAGTTGTGCTCGATCAAGCTCTTGCTCTCTGTAACGTTGCTAAAGAACTTCAAGTTGCTATCTGCGTTAGCGCAATACTCAACGATCTCATCGATGGTTGCAGTTTTCTCAACAGACAACATAGAGCCTAAGCGCTTAGCGATGGTCTTGAAGCCTGCACCCTTTACGCCTGGAAGGTTGTCCGATGCATCGCCAATGATTGCTCGGGCTAATGCCATATTGGTTGGGTGTACCCCAGTCTGCTCGATAATCCTCTTAGTATTTAAGAACTCGTCCTTTGTTGGGCGCCACAAGACTGTTTCCTCATCACAAACCTGCATAAAATCTCTATCATTAGATACAATGATCTTTTGCCAACCATCGTAAGTTGACAGCTGTGTAATGTGAGCAATCACATCATCAGCCTCAATTTCTGGCAGCATGAACTGAATAACTGGCATTTCATTCATATACTCAATGACCCGACTTTGTTGCCAGATCTTGTTTTGTAACTCCTCATCATCTGTTAGATTATGAAAAGCTCTATTCAGTCGAATGGGTTTGCGACCGGCCTTGTAATTCTTATCCATGGTCTTTCGCTTCTTGGAGCCGTTGGGTCCGTCCCAGACTACGATAACGTTATCCGGGCTAGTAGTCCGGACCAACTTTTGGAGGATTTTAATGAACCCCTTGAGTCCGCCGATCGGGTCTCCGTTGGTTGAGATGCTTGGGTCTACAATGTAAGCCCTCAAATATGCATTCAATGCATCTACAATTAATACTCGTTTCATACTGCCATCCTTTGTTTGTTCATTGTATCACGATATTCTAATAATGCAAGCTCTTTGTGCTTGGCTTCGATCATAACGTCAAAATCATGACCGTAATCACTGAATGGATTACGAATCATATCTGAGTGTGCTTGAGGTTTGATCTTGGGGTTGTTGTGCTCGATAGAGCGCGACTCTGCGTAATGCACAACTGGCTTGATGTCACCCCACGTAGATAGGGCAAGCTCAAGTGCTTCTTGCTCGGACTGACCGCCGGGGTGCAACATGTGGTGGTGATAGTCAAAGACAATCGGGATGCCGATGCGCTTGTAAACACTGTCATACAATTCCTTGGTCGAGTACAACGAAGCCTTGTCATCGTTCTCGACTGTAAGGCGAGAGCGCACGTTGTCAGGTAGGCGTTCGAAGTTGCGACAGAAGTTGTCGAGAGCGAATGGCTTATCGCCGTAGGCAGCACCAACATGAATGTTGAGCTTGGCATAGGGCGTCTGCGGTAGCCCGATGAGGTCGAACAAATCACCGTGCACCGACAAGTCAGTCTTGGTAAGATTGAATACACGCTCTTTGGGAGATGCAAGCTTGTTGAATGGACCCGGATGTGAGGTGATGCGCATACCGTGCTCGCGAGCAAAGTTACCTGCGGACAATGCAGCCGCATGGATAGCACCGTAGTTCGGCATGTCAGTCAAGTCATACTCGCTAGCCCACGGCACAATGTCCGATGACAGCCGATAGAAGTAAATGTCGTTCTCCAGATTCCACTCTAGAATCTTACGTAAGTCGCGTAGATTTTGGAGCGCAAGCTCCGAAGCATAGTCAATACCACGCTCTTGGAACGTGCGCTTGATCATAGTCCTGTTAGTTGTGATGCGCTGCGATTTGGGGCGGTTTGAGAACCCCATGTTGATGCAAGCATAGCCGTAGTTTCGCATGAATAACCCTCCTTAATTGATTATATCTTATTATAGCCAATCTCGGAGAGAAAGTCAAGTACTTTTTTATTCTTTTACTGGAACTGTCAGATCTTCTTGATCTTCATAATAAGCCTTTGCATCACCCTCACGCTTATCAAACTTCTGTACAATTTCTTCATCCATGATCTCAATAACACGAGAACGAAACTCTTTATCGCTCTTTATTAATTCAGTCCACTTCGACGGCTGGAACTTCTTTGTATATCCGTCTGGTGTTGATAGTGTGTACCAAGCGCCAGCAGAGGTTAAGCTTTCGGCTCCCTTGATTGCATCAAACCAACTTTCTTCGTCTCGGATTCCAATTTCCTCAGTACCCCACAGGATTCGGAAAGCACAAGAGCGACCCTGCGAACCAAAGCGAGACTTTTCAAGCTTAATCTTGACCTCGGACCCAATTCGGAAGCCCTTGTCGTCTTCAATAAACGAAGACTTTGCCTTTCGTCCTGTCAGCCAAATCCGCAACGAATAGGCATAGTGCATAGCCTTGCCACCGGGCGTGATATATGGTGTTGTCATTGCAACGATGCGTGCGTTTGGTCCCTGCGGGATATTTGTCTTCAATTGGTTGAGAACAATAAACGTTGCTTGCTTATCTGCCAGCGGGATTGTCAGCTTTGACATGCCCTTGGCAAGAATACGAGCCTTCACTGCCATCGAGGACTGTGGATTGAAGTCGCCTTCAACATCCGAAACCGATGGTGTGAATGCCAGCGAATCCCAGATTAAAACTAACTTTTCATCAGTAGCCCCAAGAAGCTCTTCGATAGTCTCCAAAACAAACTCGACAGAGGATGCTTGGACATACATTAAGCGGTCTAAATCACAGCCAGAACGCTCCAAAAAACTTGGGTCGATTGCTGATTCAGAATCAAAATATACCACAAGCTTGCCCTGTTTCTGGGCGTTTGCGGCAATCTGTGCGGCCATATATGACTTACCAGTTGATTCAAGTCCTGCAATCTCTGTCACCTTCCCTACTGGGATACCGGCAACTCGACCCTTGCAGATGATTGAGTCCAACCAGCGTGAGCCAGTTGGAATCCACTCTTTAACTGACGTTGGGTTGTCGCCAGTTAGATCGTGTGCGACATTTCTGCCGGCTTTCTTATTTACAAGCGACATGAGATCCTGCATAGATACTCTGCCAGCTTTAGCTGTCTTCTTTTTAGGCATTCGCCCTCCTGTTAGTTATTCATTATGATACCACTATCCATCGGTGGTGTCAAGTGTTATTTATAGAGTTGCTATGATTTTGTCTAGATCTTTTGGATTTGTCAAACTAAGGTTTGACTTATTATAACGACCCTTGATTTTTACTGCGCATGTAAAACTAGTAGAGCTATTTTCACCTGACGATGGCTTGAAACGGAATCTTAGATCACAGGATAGCCCCAAATCTTTAAACATGGGCACGTCAACAAGTGTCTGTGCTTCTGGCTTTAAGGCGTACAATCCACGACCGTTAATTTGAATAAACGAATCGCCTTTGTCGCTATAGTAGCCAGCAATATGTGAGAAATCGAACGGGACTTTAATGTCGGTTTTGCCATCAAACCATAGTCCCTGCAGTTCTCTCTTTAGCTCGCCAGTGTTTAGCGAACGCTTAAGTCCAGCAATTTTTTCATTCTTGTCTCGGTTTAGGCGTGGGTCGTTAATGTTTGGAAACCGCGCGTTGGCATTGAGCCAGTCCAGCAGGTAGTTGTCGAACAAAGGCTTAAAAATACCTTCGTTTTTAAGATAACCCTCTGTGCGGCGGGGTTCCCATGTCCCGGCGGCCGTATTGAATTGGGCTTTAAATTGACCAAAATCGGCTGAGAGTGCTGTCTTTAGTTCCACGGTCATAACCGTTTGTCCGCCCTTGTTAATAGAGAGATCGGATCCGTGACCGAAGCCGGCTGTTTCAGCAGTAACTCCCATGTGACTATATCGCTGAGTAATTTCGTTTGCCAACTTCTCTTCAAAATCCATCCCAGCAGATGCAGCAGTTCGTTTCTTGGGCTTAACATATACGTAAACACTGCCGGCGCTGCGATCAACAAGCTCTAGGCGACCTATGCTGCTGCCCCCGCCGATAGGGTTGTGGGTAAATCCCAGCGGAGTAAGCATTTGAATCAATTTCTCCATTGTCTCCGAACGATGATCGTCCAAAACTCTAATTTGGTTCTTAACAAGCTTGTAGTCATATCCCTCTGCCTCGATAGTGCGAAGGGTGCGCATTAAATTGTTCTCCGGAGAGTCTTTGGGGGCAGGGAGTGGTCCGTCTAGATCTTTTTCCATTTCAGGAGGTACATCTATATCTTCTTTCAGAAACTTGCGCCAGTCTTTCATCAGTGGTTTCATATTCATTACCCTTTAATTAGTATCTCGGATGACTGTTTTTGTTTTTTAACGTAGCCTTCTTCGGCTTTCTTTTTCTTCTCTTCTTTTGAATATACATTAGTCATACCATAAGACCACTCTGCCTCAACAATTTCATAATCTTTATACATATCTCTGATTTCTGGACAGTCATTATAGGACATTAGCCAGCCAGTTCTGTTTGTTAAGATACCGTGCAATCTTTCATGATCAAACGAATCATGCAAGTTTCCATCAACGCCGTACAGAGAATTCTGAGAACCCTTTAACATGTACGGCGGATCAAGATATAAGAAAGCTTTTGGATGGTAAAAGATAGCGTCTTCAAAGTCAGCGTAATCCACTCTAAATTTTTGTGCGTTAAAGTCTCTGAGTCTTTGCACTGAAGATTCAGTGAATCTTGCGTAAGATGCTCTCTCGGACCAACCACCACTAAACGTAGCTCCAGAGAACCCGGACCTGTTGATGATGTAATATTTTGCTGCTCTCTCGTAGGAGAACATAAACGTTTCTATCTTCAGGTCTTCGCGGTACTGATGGAACGCCTCCTTGGAACACCCTGTCACGGTGTCGCCGTTTCTAATCAGGTATTGTTCTCGGAGCTTCTCTACTTCATCAGCCAACTTATTGCTGTCGCCACACAGACCCTGCCAAAACCATACAAGCTGCTTCATCTTGTCGTAGCCAAATACTTGGATACCACGATTAGCTAAAGCTAGCTCTATTGAGCCACCCCCGAAGAATGGCGAACAAACTCGTTCGACACCTTCGGGGATGTGGGGTAGGATATGCTTGACGGCACGGGATTTGCCGCCGGGATATCGCAAGGGCGTTTTCACTAGTACTTATCGACTGAAACTAGATTGCTGCCATTGATGTTATGACTGTTGACAATCTGGGGCAAGGCTCCTTTGAAAACAAAGGGGCGCTTAGTTGGAATAGTCAAGGAAACGCCGTCTGGCAATTGACTCATGACTACCTCCCAAGAATCACAGTACAAATCTTCTACATACCCCATCGACTTCTTGAGTCCTGCGCGTGCCGCTGTTGGGCTATTATCGGTGGTGTAGAAGATCAGATTCACTGGCTCTCGACCGTTCTTCAGGGCATCTCGCACATGTCGCCAAGCTCGCTCGGCGTATGTCTCGTTATCTGCCATGTTAATAAGAACATAGTCAGCCTTAGCTAAACCAAGATTTGTCTTGATCCACTTCTCTGCATCAGACTTGGTCAGAGACCAGATAAGTCCGTCATCTGTCTTTGAGCGGCTTATGATTGCATTACGAATCTTAGTAACCATTCCGTTAATACCGTTGTCATAAACTCGACCAATCTTGACTTCATGGTTCAGCCAGTTGTCAACATCAGTGGTAGTAGCTTCAAGTTCTTCACTATCAATCAAGCTCACTCCCGCAGCCACATAATCATTGAAAGTAGCCATAAAGACTGGCTTCTTTTGATTAGCAACAAGTCCGTTAGTAATGCTGTTGCGTTCTGTCTTGACGCTGCGAGTGTAGATAGCAATAGGCATATAAGAATAGCCGTTTAGCTTAGCAGCCTTGATACGAGTTCTTCCCTCCATAATATCTCCATCCGTGTCACCGCATGGTGGAAATTCCGACATGTCATATCCATATCGGCGGAAAGAAACTCGGAAGCTTTCAATTCTCGTAGCCTCGTCGTTGGTGTCACGAATTCCAATGTTCTTCCAGTTAGAGGTGTTGGTGTCTACCTCGTTCAAATCTAACCAGTCGATATGTGAAAACTCCGCGTCATTGAATTCAATCTTCGTAAGTTTTTCGATAACATCTAAATCAATATATCCTTTGTTATCAAAGCCTACACGAATTCTGGATTCGTCTGCGTTAATATCAACCACATTAAGGTCGTTGACATTCATGATGCTAGTTTCAGCGCTAGCAGGCGCTTTTTCGTCTTTAAAAGACATGGGTTTCTCCGTGGCCAATGGCCGGTGTGATAAAGTGCTTATTAGCCGTAGCAGTTACACTTTTAAGTTAATGTGGATTTTTATGATCCTCACCACTTTGGATATTTCTCATTATATAACAGTTGTTAACATTTGTAAACAACTTTTTTTTAAAAGCGGCAGACTTTAACCGGTCTGCCAGCGGCATGCTTAAAACGAAAATCTGGAATTTTTACCGGGGAAAAAATTTAGCAGATCGTCGATTTTCATTCTGCGGCTGTGTCTTCAGCCGGTGCGGCTGAATCAGCTGCTGTGTCTTCGTCCTTGTCTCCACATGCCATCAGTAGGCTAGCGGTAAGGATTGGTAAGATAAACTTCATTATTTCTCCTCTTATGAAAATCTTAAAAGCGGCAGACTTTTGACCGGTCTGCCAGCGGCTTTCTTCTGTCTTGTCTCAGTTCTTCTTGTTCTTCTTGCGTCGGCGATTACTACGCTTCTTTGGTGGCTTAAAATCTCCGAAGAAGGCAGTAAATTCTAACCCAAATGTTGGGTAGATAGTGAAAGGAACATCTGTCTGTGTGCCATTGGTCCGATTGATCGTCTGATCGCCAGGAACATGTAAATTCATAAATGCGCCAACCTGATAGCAGTTTCTCTTGGAACGGAACCCAACACTGGCTTGGGCGCGTGCGATGAAGGTATTCATCCTAAACTCGGCGCCATTCTCCTTAAGCCAGCTTTGAGAGCCAAAGCCCACACCAAGTCCGGCGAGAATGTGAACGTTGTTTGCTGACGTACCGATAAAATCGTAGTCTAACGTCATATTGGGGCTACTGTATCCATTATCTCCAACGTGATACCACATGTGAGAGCCGAATCGTTGGTTCTTTCGCATATGCAAAACGCCATGCAAACCAAATCCGACATCGCCACCGGTCGTCTTAAATCCAGCAGATTTAACTACATCTGGAAACTCAAACGGGTGGTTTCCTGGTAGAACTATAGTACTAACCGTTGGTCCGATGCCCCACATGTAGGGTGTTCGGGCTGCTTCGGCGGTTGGGGCTGCTAAAAGCATAGCGAATATTGTTGGTATAATCTTCATTGGTTTCTCCTTCTTGATTACCTATATAATATACCATAGGTAAACGAGGATTGCAAGGTAGTTCTTGTCAAGGAATTGTCAAGGACTTAAAAAGCGGCAGACTTTTGACCGGTCTGCCAGCGGCTATTTGCTTACTACTCGCTTGTAGTGTTATCGGTACCACTGTTGGTGGTCTCCGTGGTGGTACCTTCATCATCAGCACCGGTGGTTGTTTCAGCAGTATTAGTGGTAGTAATTTCCTCTGACACTTCTACGGAAGTACTCTCTCCCGTTGTTTCGACGGCGCTAGAGGTTTCTCCCGCGTCCGACACAACTTGTGGCTCGTAAGAGCAGGTACCGTAAGCAGTTGCGACGACTAAAACGCCACCCACAACACTCACTTGTACTCTCCATCGCGCCCACAGTGATTTCAATGATTCTAACATGATTATCTCCTTTTATTAGAAAATGTGGCAGACTATTTACACACCCGGTCTGCCATCGGTTCTCAAACCAACTATTTAGATCAGCCGTTCATTAGTTCATTAAATGCGCGATCAACCTCACTTGTTCCGTTGGAGGGACCGTACTTAGCTGTCTCGGATGAGCGGCTTTCAGCGGAAGTATTTCCAGAAAGCTGTGCATCGAGAATTGCGTCAACCTGCTCTGGACTAAGACGCTCAAAAAGAGTATCTACATCAGGCATACGATCGAGGAGGGCAGGGATCGCTTCCGTATCAGGCAGTAGTGTGGATGTGTTGCGACGCATCTTCAAGTTAGTTTGAGGATAGGCACCGGGCTTATTTGGCTTAGTATAAGTCAACGTAATATCGGTTCCAGACTGAAGATCTGTAATATCACCGTACTCCGGGTCAAGGATGTAACCAAGAAGAAGCTCATAAGCTTTCTTTCCATAGCCATACATCTTAATTCCCTCGTCCTCTCGGCCGCGGACTACGACTGGTGAGAAATACCGTTGGCGTACAAAGAGACTCTTTGCAAGCTTCTTGCTTTCCTCATCGTTAGTTGCTACTCCTTCCTTCCACAAGGTCGAAGCAAATTCACAAATTGGGCAATGCTCTCCAAAGTTACGCTTTGGACACATGATGCCGCCCTTGTGCTCACCCACATTATAATGGAAGTGGACTTCCTTAAGCGGGTCGCCATCCTTACCGGGCACGATACGAATATCAGTGTCCCCCTCGTCTGGCTTAAAGAAAACCGAAGTTCTCTGGTCGGGGTTATTACCCCTTAGTGTTGCGAGCTTACGTCGCATTAGTTCCATATCAATTGTCATTTTAATCTCTCCTGATTATTTGGTTAAAGTATATTGAGCTTTCCTCAACATCTAGTTTAATACACTTGGGTTAGCTTGTCAAGTGTTTTTTTGGACTACGTTAGTATGGGCAACGCAGAACCCAAAGTCTGTTTGGTGTGGTGTTTCATAGACAGCATATGATACACGTCGGAATGTGTTTCTTGGCTTACTTTTGAGAATTTCAACAAGTCTTCGGTGTAGTGTACCATCTGTCTCTAGTGTTTCCTGATTTATACATACATAATAACATACATCCCGAGGGCTGTCAAGATTAAAAAACCATTTTTCTTCAAGATTCTTTGGATTAAGGGCTCCGTATGCTCGGATGCGATTAATCTCAAGTGGCTTGGAAACCATGCCGATTTCTGGTTCAGCGTGAGTGAAGTAGTTTACGTAATGAATCATGGAAAAAATTGTATTGTTGATAGACTCATAATACTTCTTAATTGGAATATTGTCAAGTGATTTTTCTATTTCAAGATTAGAAATTATAGTTAACGACTTGAACAATCCTGATCGAGCGTACTCTTGAAGCACACCAAACACAGCATTTTCCACAAGCTTCGGTGTGCCAGTCAGGAGTTCCGAATCAGGCTTTATGTAGAATACTTCAATATTTTTGTCTCTAATTTGTGATAAGATGCCCAAAGTATAGTTTGAACTATAAGAAGACCCAGTAATAATAACCTGAACATCATCAGACACCTCGGCAAAAAACTTGCTCAGATCTGGGACGTTGGTTTCATAATCTTCTGGATCGTCAAAGCGCTTTAGTTTAAATTTCCGCTTTGAGGAACGCTTAACCGAACTATTCATGCTGTACACATCGTAGTTGCTTGTCCCGCTGAATAGCTCTGCGACCTTAGAGGCCGCATTGCCAATGCCGATTACGGAGATCATATTTTCAACTCTTTAAGATTGTAATAATCCTTTCCGGCAGTGAGATTGCAAGGATACCCATCTTCAAAAATCTCTTTGATCTGTGGTATCAGTTTCCGGTCTTCGTCGCAGTAGTCAATCACGATCTCATCGTGAACGATATGTGATATGTAGGAACTACAATTATTGTTTGTCAGGAACCTGTCGATCTCTACCGCCTTGGAGAGAACCCTGTCGGATGTGGTGCTTTGCAGCAAATAATTCAATGCTTTTCTTTCCTCTACTCGAATCTTTCGACCGTATGGTGTACTAATATAACCGTCGGTGTACCAGTTGTCAAGAACTTTCTTTCGATCATACTGCTCACTCTTGATATCTTTTGATTTAGGATCATAGAGCCATGCAAAAAACCGCACCTTGCATTCCTCTCTGGTGATCTCTTGTTCAAAAAGATGGCGACTGTTCCACTCATGGATATCAATCTCTGGCTGCTCTTCACCGCAAAGCTCAAGCAGTGTTCTGACCTCTGCTCCGTTGTAATCAAAGCAAACAAACAAATCATTCTGTGGCTTGACCATTTGTCGTAGTTCTTTCTTCAAAGTCAGAATCGGGAAAGAATCCGGACGTGTTGTCAGCCTACCGGTAACAGTGCCAAAGAGGTTGTAGTCAATCTGCCTATAGTTTGATAGCAGAAGCTTAGCTTTGTCTCGATCTCTTGAGGAGACCAGCAGATGGCGGCAGTCTTGTGTAGATAAATTAAGATTTTGATATTTTATCTTATGCAGAAGCTTAGAAACATCGGATAGGTGCTTATAATTGTTAGGTCTTTCCCAGTTTTCTTTGACATGCTTTGTGACCTTGTTTTTGACTTCGCAAAATCGCATCAAGAAATCTTGAGGGATCATATCGAATATACAGTGATCTCTCATATTGACTTTTGCGATCTTGAAAGATTTTAGATAAGCCTCAAGTTTATTACGGCACTGCTTTAACTCGACTGCGTGCTCTTCTGGGCAGCATTCTTCCAATTCTAGACCATTGACCCACAAGCCCACAAACTCTACATCTCTGTTTTCAAGAGAGCCTGTGTATTTCCATGTTGTTGTTAGGTTGTCAGGAATACTGTTGAAATGCAGCTGCCCCTCAACATACACTCCAATACATTCGGACTTATCGTCCAGTGTTTGAAAAATCATTAATAACTCGTCATAGCCTGTTTGATGCTGCTAGCAGAATATGCTATACTCTGTTCCTGCATCACTTGGGCAATCGCAGGTTGGAGTACATTCTTATTATACGTGGCGGAATACCTTTTGTCAAATGGTTTATTAATAAATCTTTCAAAATATATTTCTACAATCGAATAATCTCCTTTAAGCCTCAAGTATTCAAGAGTATCTCGGACCAAAGATTTTTTTTGGTGATGATCCATGTCCGGCTTTTCTTCGATTAGCCTTAACTTCATATAAATTTTAGCCCAATGATCTAAACCATACAGACCAATGAGATCGTTGACAGAATAACTTGGAGGAGTAATGACCTTATAAGTCATCTTCTTTCCACATATAACTTGTTTTTTAAATCTTTTTCTTTTAACTTTGTTGTAGAGTTGCAGCAGCTGTCTGGGTAAAAAAGTCAACCCATCAATTGAAGCGTGCGTGAATCCCTGATTAAACAAATCCATAGATGTTAAGTAATACTGATTGCGCACTATTTCAATTTCTGGTGCTTTGACATCGCAAATTATTCTCCACGGTATATTACGATCAATGATAAATCCATGCTTATTGCAAGCATTAACAAAGAATTGCCAGTTTTTGCTTTTAAGGAGAGTCTCTACTTTCCCTTCATCATCGCTGTAATCCAGATCGGCGATCTCAATCGCCAGTCCGCTGCTCATTATCGAATTAAGATCGCTTTTCATATATGCTGAGCGGGTGAACGGTGTAGTTTTCATGGCGATCTTTGCTATCTTCATAAACTCGTCTAAAAAATGAGGAAAATCTTCTACCATTATATTAGCTAACATAAATCGACTCTTAATTTTATCAAACAATATATCTTTGTATTCATTGAATCCGGTAGTGGGATCCTCGAATGCCTTGTATGCTTTAAGTTCAGATAAATAGGGATCTGTTTTGCTAATTTGCCCATTTGTCATACACCGCTCAAACTCTGATACCATCTGGTTAAACAAGTCAGCAACAAAGCTAAATGCTCTCAGCGGTTGTTCGGGATTTTGGCTTCTAATCTGCTTCAGTCTCGATTCGTGTTTTACAAAAATAGGAGAGTGCCACATATCTACTTTGCCATACAATTTTTTTTCACCAATTGTAAAATCAACTAGATTATTATTTTGATAGCGCGCGTTTTTAGCGCGAATTCGGTACCTTAGCCTTTTGTTAAATAAATCAGAGGTCTTCTCATTATTTGATTTTGCGTAATATTGTGTCATCTTATTCCTCTCTATTGTCGCCTTTTATTAAAAACCAAGCAGACTGCCAATTCCGGCTGTCTCTGGAAGCTCTTCTTCTGGGTTCGGTCTTAAAGAGATGGAGCACTTACGCGATTGTATGTCTCCGGTACCGGTAGAGGAAACTGCCATTTGAGAAGCTCTTTCACTTTCTTCTCCATCCACCTGATTTACCCATTTAGTATGTAGTACTGTATTTGCTTTGCCCTCAGCAAACTCATGCTCTGATCGAATAATCATATAGTACCCACCGATACCAAGAGATGTGAGTCTGAAGTTTTCATCCCCTGAACCTTCAGGTGCGAAGCCACGGGGATCAATATAGATATATGTTCCCGGAAAGGTGTTGACGCTGGCGAACATATCTACTTGGGCATCATAGGTAACTCTTAACTGTTGTAAACCATCATACCCAGATTGCTCGAACCTCACTTCAGCTAACCCTTTTGTTTGTGTCTTCGTGAGTTTTATATTTTTAACCAACCCTCGATCTCGGCCGAGCATATAATGAAATATACCAAATTTTTCTTCATCAGATTGCTTCTCACCTTTCATCAATTCTGTCGGCATGACACGACCAGCGAAGTAAACAAAGTAGTTATACTCATTGGAAACCGGCATGCTTGTTCTAGCACTATTGCTGGGTCCAGATGGATTTAAAACAGGCATCTCATAATCGCTTAGGCGCGCTCGGAAGTTTGCTTTATTTCCGCCGTCTGCCAGCGATCCCGCCATTGCACCGGCGATGCCAGCGACTTGGGCGGCGACGCTGGCGCCTGTAGCGGCGGCTTCTGTTGCGGTCGCTTCCATAGAGGCGTTAGCGGCGCCGATGGCTGCTTCTGCTGCCGCCACCGCGGGAAGTGTAACTGGGTCATAGGTGGGATGAGCGCCATAACTGGATATAGCTGACTGATTTAATCTAGTCTTTTGTTTCACGCTATATCCAAAACATTGATCGTTGTTTAAGAAGTTTCTTATTAAATTATTAATAAGATCGTTTACAAATTTAGTTAAATTATAGGTAACTTCATCTTTCTGAAGCATTTTACTGGTCAACCACTCAACGAAGTATTTTACTGATATTGGGCAGTCTCCTAAATTAACATGCACAGAACTGTACCCGTCGGCTGATTTGGGGTGGGACAATTCCATTGGTCCGAGCATTATTCTTAATTTTTTTAAATTCTTTTGTGCGTTAAGATAGTCTTTTTTCTTAGCTCTCTTTTCCTCGCATGCTATTACATGACCTCCGGGGCGCAGGCTGATATCATCTATATTTTCAATAGTTCTGGTTATCCCAGTTTCTATTTTTACAAGAACCATGTCGATTAAATCACTTAAATAGAAGAAAGACAAGTCGGCTTCGCGAGGATCGTTACCCAAGAGGGCAGCTTGAATTTGATTTTTCTCAGCGTCGGAGGTTCCTGCTTGGCTATCCGCCCCGAAAGCTGTACTCAGTGCGCTGGCGACTCTGGTTTTCAGAAGTTCATTGTGTTGCGCGTTTGAGCGTATCACAAGACTATTGTCTCCTATGAAGTCGTCGTATGTGCTATGTGGACCATATGATAAGAAGGAAGTTATTTTAGCATAAGGTAAGTTAACATAATATATTAGATCTTCTGTCATCATATCTCCGATTAAGCTCGCTATAGCCTGTTCAGTCTCGCCCTTAATTTCAGTAGCAAAATCTTCTTTTTGCTGACTTATTCGCTCTGAGTCACAGCCTTGGGAGTTATAATGCTTCATCATCAACTTGCGAAAAATACGATTTAATTCTATGTCGGATGAAGAAAACACATTGAACATGGATTGATCAAAAAATTGTTCGATGTAAGCTAAAAAATTTAAGTTGAATATAACTCTACCCATTTCATCTATTTCAAAATTGTGAACTGTGGGAGTCAAGTTTAACGTAACAAAAGATTCAGACAGCGCTTCTCTCAGTTTTTCGTGCATCGAACTCATTTCGTTTATAGGCTGCGAAAAGCCTACTTCTGCCTTCAGTCTAAAATTTAATTCTGATTTTTCGGTATTTTCACTTAGAATATCAAAGGTCGGCGCGCCGCAGGGTGCCGGTGTCGCACTCTCTTCGGTATCTTCCGCACTTTCTGCTGCCGTATTCCAGGTCTTCATCGCCAGATCGCTATACCTGTAGGTTGTCGGCTGCAGAGTGCCTTGGTCATCTACGTAGTGACTTGGACGATCTCTTAAAATTTCAGACATCGTGTTAGCAAAGATTTTTAAATTAGCCTTTATACTTTTCTTAACTGAAAATGGATTACTACCATCGTAAACGAAATTAAAGCTTTTTAATCCGGCTCCAACGCCGCGGGCTACAGAGTTTTTAAACATATCTAAATCTGCTGCACTAAAGTGTGACTCAAATTTAATTTCGACCTCTTGCTCATTCCCTTCTTCGTCAAATATCACTTTCCATAAGCGTATTTTTGGTTGTAAATTTGATAGTTCGTGATTTAACGCGTTGTAGAATCTTGTTAATTTTGGATTCTGAGTTAACTTATTTAAAAACCCATACGAACCCCCATCCATTAGTATGGTAGCATTGTTGTCAAGGCTTTTTCGGTTCGCTACGCTTTGATAATACGGAAGTCTTTTAGTAGCAGGGGCTGCTTCGTTGCCTCGATCCATATTCACTCTTTTAGACGCAGCAAAGTCAGCGATGAAACTTAACAAAAAACACTGCTCTTTAAACATCACGTTTGTAGCACCGGTGCTGATAAGGATGTCCCCTAGCTGGTCGAAGGGGTTGCCGATGTCTCCCCGGACTACATCCTCCATGTGATCATCAAAATCATCGAAGATATTGTACCAATCATCATCGTCGTTAAATGCGCCTGCAATCTCATTAATTGCATCACATGTCGCCATGATGGTTCGCCGGTGCGAATCGAGAATTTTGTCATGCCGTGTGCTTATTTCATCGAGAGTACCGCCCAAGAAGGAAGCAACTGAGTTCAAAAGATTTGAAAGCTGTCCATAAACATCATTTTGTTTTATGAAGGTCATTTGTCTTATACCTTCGTCTTGGGTGGTTTCACTCAGGGTGCTGCTCAAGCTCGTCTGTCCGTATTGCTTGCTGAACATCGCCAGCATTGCTGATGCAACTGTCGCCTGGTTCTGGGTCATAAGAAAAGTGTCGTCAGAGTTTGAGAGGTCCTCGGGAAGTGATCTGATTGTTGTCGCAAGTGCAGCAAAGCGGTCAGCATCTGCCTGTAATTTTGCTTTTGTTCTATCTATGAAGCTGCCGTCGCTAGAGGTCCACGGTTTAAAGAAGGTGCGGTCGCTATAATCAGGAGATACTGTCCATTTCGAATTCCAGAGTCCTTGATTCAAGACACCTCCGGTCATCAACATTGTGTATGGTCGCATATCGTACAGCTGGGCTGAGCGTCGCGAGTAGTCAACATACATCGTACTAGGTTGCCATGGCTCTGCATCTTCACACATTTTGCCTCCTGCGTTAACTTCTGAAAACGATCTTACAACAAAATTTTCTGGTGTATTCATGCCCTCGACGGGTGCACCACCGCCGGCGGACGATGGTGGCAGATAAGGTCTTCTGTTTGCTTTTGTCCAGCTTCTTAAATTAGAATGATTGGCATCCATAATCGAGTTCCAGCCAACCTGCGCATCACCGTCACCCGATAAGTGTCGAATATCGCGCTCGGTAAATAATGAATATTCCCGATGGTATTCAGGTCCGGATCGTAAATCAGAACTCTGCAAGAGAGTCTGGTCTGATGCTTGCGTATAATATCCGATCATTGCCATGGCTGTTTCAAGGGTCGTAAGCCATCCGAATGGCCACGACTTCAGCACAGCGCTAGTGATATTCTGATCAGCCATGGCATTATCTTGATCTCGGGTATCACCATACTGAGTGTACGAAATCGCTTCAATCGCATTCAGGTCGGTGCGCATGTGCCAGTGGTGAAAAGGGTCGACCTCTCCGTTTGGCGTTGTAAAGCGACTGTCATATAAAGCTTGGTCGGCTGTATCAAATGCGCCGAAGTCTGGGACTTTAGTCGAAAACGTCTCATCTAATTCTGATACCCAACTCCATTTTTTAAAGCTGTACGGGAGCACGTCGCGTACATCCCACGGTCCATAGTTAGGGGCAGAGAGGACCATCTCAGACATTTCATTCATCCAAAGGTGGGTACTCACCGGTGATGACGTCAACGTTCCAGTGTTGAGTCTTTCCTTATATGCGGTCCGTGCGTAATTGCCCCAGGTTTTATCTCCCTCAATCGGTGAACCGACGCGCCATGATTCGGGTGCTCGGTACGTGTGGTCGTACATTGTTTTTTGATCTTCGCGGCGCTTTTCAAAATACTGTTGGTTACCAAGTTCCAACCATGGATTGACATCTATAGTTCCGAAGATTGAAGTGAGTGATTCTAAGACAGAATTTCTAGTAGCTACACACAATTGTGAAGAATCTATAATAAATTGTGCGCTCTCTAAAACTGCCGGGGCTTGCTCCAGAACCGATGCGGCGACCGCTTCATTGATCTGTCGTTTAGCCGCGTCGATTGTGGACTCACACTTCTTCCCGGGACCGGTACCGTTTACTCCGTCAACGCAGGGTTCACTGGTGGAGGGAGCCGCACTGGACCCTTGCGCGCCAGTAGCGGTACCCCATGCTGCATCTCCTCCTCCTCCCGCCATTAGTACGACCCCAGGATAGTTAAAGCTTCTTGAAGATTTGTTGGGATCTGCAGTACGGTACCGTTTTGCACGTCAGCCTCTGTTGGGCGCCCGTTCCACCATGCTATGATCCACCAATATTTTGCTGTACCATAGTATTGGGCAGCTAACTTGTAATATCGATCTCCGTACTTCCACACGTGAGATACTGTGGGTGTCGAAACTCGATCCGCGGTCGATGGGTTATAAACCATAGGTGTAGCGTAGTGGCGTAGGTTTTTAATACCGCGCTTCTTTCGCAAGAACTTATAGAATTCAGAATTGTTATTTAATATTTTTGTTGATTTGTATCTTGGCATCTTTTTTTCCTAACTGATAAAATCTTCGAAGTTGTCTTCCATGCCCGAATCTCGATATGTGTTGAGTGTGGAATTATCGGGTCTTTGCCCAGCCGATCTTAGAGCTTCGTTAGTGGTACGAGTAAGATCTTGTGTAGCGCGACCGCGGACCGCTGATCTGATGTAATCATTGTCTTCATATCTGCCTCTTCGAATATCCTTATTAAAGCGCGCTTTGCCAAACATTCCAGCATAGCGTGCGTTGGCGTTGGCAATATCCTGATCATGTTGTTCCACTTCTTCAGCCATCTGGTCCAGAGAGCCGGTTAAACGATCGTATGACAGTTCGTTTTGACGTGCCAGAACTGATGGATCTGGGGCTCCAGTCGTACGGTCGAACCCATCGTCCCCAAATCGGGAGGTATCGTTGACGCCATATGGCCATAGCTGATTGGCAAACGTCTGTGAACCGGCGCCATCGGGAAACCACCCAAGCGTGTGTTCGTGGATTGCAGAAAAAGTCAAGTTAACTTCAATCATTTTAGGTAAAATAGTGCCTTGGTTGATTTCGAATACGCCGTGATCTGGGTTATCTAGATTGTGGTTAACCGACACATTTTTGATGATTCCGAGAAGTCCTCCGTGATAGTTTCCAGCAACGGTGTTGCTACCTACGGAAGTGCTTGGCCACTCTCCGCCGCCGCCGTCTTGCACATGTCTTTCAAATGTTCCCAAAGTACTATATACTGCAGCTTCGCTGGCTCTACCTCCGTCCCCACCGCCAATTGAGCCGTCTGCATCACCAATCTGTGGTCGTGCTGCTAATATGTTCATGATTCTTAATCTAACAAGAGGGGAGTTGGAGATTGTTAGCGCATTCGTGACATCAGCTTGATTCCCTGCGGTACTGGTGGTGCCATCGGTAGCATATGTGGGGTATAGGAAGGTTATCAACCTTTGAACTCTCGCTAGGTTTTCGAAAGATTCTCCCTCAGAGGCGGCTGGCACCTTGAATGCCAGGGTAATTTCTCTCTGTGTATTCTTGAACATGTGAATCGGATCAGAACGACCGTAAACAGTTTCGGATGCCCAATCGCAGTTATAAGTTTCATTAAACGCGGTTATGAAAGCTTTAAAGGTAACGTCTTCTTCGGAAGGGACATGCTGAAAAGATACAGTCATACCCTTGTTTGCCATAGCGTCCGAGCCATCTATAAAGTGAGGCATGTGTCCGGATGCCATTCCGCCGGCAGCAGTACGTGCTACAGATGCATTGTTGTTAGCCATGTGGGGCTCAGCAATTGTTCTTGCGCCTGGGTTTGCCGGATCGTTCACAACAATACCAAATTTTTGTGAATCAAATACGGGTCTTTCTTGATTTTTCCAGTCGTTTTTACCCATTTATATGTACTCCTTTACCGTAGATTAATTTAAAATACTAGCTACGGCATCCATTAATCCACCGGATGACTTAGCATCTGTGCTAGTCTTAACTATTCTTTTATCCAAAACATCACCATCTAATTCCAAAGTAACATGAACATTAATTGGTCGACTGCTCTGATTGTTGGATGATTTTGTTGTATTTGTTGTAGAGGATGCATCAACCACACCTCTCACGCCGACCGCTGTAGCGGCTTTGGCAGCGATTGCTGCAGCGTCTAAAGTAGCGGTCAGCATGATCGCTTTCGCAGTTGGGATGTCATCCATTGCTTCTGCTACGTTACGCAGCAAGTCTACAAGTCGGCTAATACTGGTAACATTCATTTCTGCCATACCAGTTGCAAACGAAGCCATGGCTTCCAAGTCTCTTGTTGAAATCATCTTCAAGGCAAGTCCGAAAGCAAGCATCCCAAGACCAACAGCGCCAAAACCTACACCAGCCATCATTAAGAACGGTCCTGCGAGTGCCAATGCTCCGACTAATCCAATAAACGCTAGCGTCTTTTTAATGTCCATTGCTTCAAACATTACCCCTAATCCTTGACCCATTAATCCAATGCCGCTGGCAACGAGAAATATAGACCCAGCAACTGCGGCAACAAACAACGCAAAGACCCCAAGCCCAACGGCAACTACCGGGTTTGCCAACGCTATTCCAACTCCAACCATCGCTAAGGAGAATGCGGTTAACGCTGGTGCGCCAAAGTATAAAGCACCGCCCAAGGCTATTAAGGCTACAGACATTGCCAGCATTTGTTCAACAGAAAGCAAACTAAACCCTGCTGCCATGAGTGCTAATCCGGCACCAACCAAAAACGTACCAATACCAAGAGGGACCATCGTGGTGGCGACCGCAGCTAGCCCTGCGCCGGCTTTCTCACCAACTTTGCCAATTGCGTATAGTGCTGCTCCCATTCCAAATAAAGCTAATACAACTTTAGATGGGGAGGATATCATTAATGCGCGCGCGATCATCGCAATAGCGAGTGCTGCTGCGATTAGTGTTACGATCGCTCCTTTTTTCCCCAGACTCGCTGCTCTTTCGGCGCCAACTCCGGCCATGGTAGCAGCGGTCTCGATGGATTTGGCAACAGCCAAAGCAATCGTTAAGGCTTTATAAACCGCCATGATTCCCATTACAGTCTTAAGCACACCACTATAATCAAGCATGAGTTGTGTTATCGTTCGCATACCGGTCATCATTGGTTGCACAAAATCTTCTATTAATTCTTGTCCAACAATCGCAAGCTGCTCTTGTGCGCTTTGGACATCTTCGGCGCGCTTACGTTGTTCAATAAGCGATTCGGCATTCTGGTTTTGGGCGCCTGATAGTGAGTCCATATCTCCAGCCATCATCAAGGCAAGGTCACTTACATCACCAAGACCAAGTGACTCTGTATAAAACTGCTTCTGATAGTATGACATGTCGTCAAAGCTACCGACAGTGTTCATTATAGATTCTCTTAAAGTTTCGAATCTTGCTGCCGGATCTGTCTCCATCATCATATCCATGGCATTAACCATGTTGCCACCCATTGCTGCATTTAATTTACCAGCTTGTTCGGCGGCGCCTTCGAATGTATCAAATCTGTTTGTTAGAGATAGAACTTTGTCCATCTCCATACCAGTAATCTTAGATATTCTACCAAGATCTTTGAAAGCTTTAATACCCTGCTCACCAAATTTGGCTAATTGTGGTCCGGCCGCAGCAAACTCAGCGGCAAACTCAGCAGGCACACGACCAAGAGCACGTGCTGCCGACGCAAGTTCCTGTTGCGTGACTATAGCAGCCGATGCAGACTGTCCAAAAAACTTTGTTGAGTTCTGCATGCCTTTCGCAAAATCTGCCTGTGCAATGCCTTGCTCACCGAGTAAAGCGCTAGCTTGTGTAATTGAATCTCTTTGCGCTTGACCTAACATGGTGAAATCGGTCATTCCGGTTATAAGAGCAACCTGGGCGTCGCGAGCATCTTCCATGCTGACACCATATTGGTTCATTTCTTTCCACTGGTTCGTGATTGACTCTGTGTATGCTGGACCCATTTGATAGTTGCGTTCGAAATCTGCAATCAGTTGGTCCATTTGGAATACGGTGGATTTTAAAATACTAAAAAGTTTACCGAAGCCTTTATCTGCTAAGCCGCTGACAGCGTTGTTCATTGCAGATAATTGTGAGCCAAGATCTCGTTCCAGCATATCAGCGACGCGTAGAACCGCGCCACCAACCTTGTCTTCCATCAAGTTGCCGGTGCCTCTTATTGCAGCATCGTTGGCTTTCATTGCTGCTCTTTGTTTCTCTAAGCCTTCTGCTAAAACCTCATATCTTTTTTGGTCAGCTACATCGAGTTTTTCACCAGCTTTGATTTTTTTGTCTAAATCCTGCAGCTCTTGTGCTGCCAGATCTAATCTAAGTTTTGCAGCTTCTCTGCTGCGAATTTGATAAGTGTACAGAGTCTCTTCTTGGTCGATGCTCTTGTTGAGCATTTCAAGACGCGCTTGCATTGCGGCATTCGTTTCTGTTACTCGCTTAAACTTTTTGTCTAGGTAAGCTAATTCTTCTTCGTTTAGCTCACCGCGCTCCTTCATCATACCAACATGTTCAACGGTTAGTTCATTTAGTCGCTGCTGATCTTCTGGGGTTAATGCCATTTGTGTTCCCTCTTATAACTCTGCTTAAATAATTAGTTATAAAAGCAAAAAGACAGGGGTTAGCCTGTCTTTAAACTACTTGGAGGAGGTGGTTGGTTATGCTTTGATAACGTTTGCGAATTTGAGCCTCCGCCCTTATTCGCCCTCTCCATTATTTCTTTTTCTGTTTCTAATTGCTGAATTAATCTTTTAACGAACCACTCTCGTAGTCCGATTGGGAGGTTGTACGCTTCCGTGAACGACCAGCCTCCGTTATATTTTAGAAAGAAAAACTGCTCATATATGTTTTGCATATACTCATCGGTCAGGCCAAAAAAAGTCCGCAGTCAGCGGCACCTCCATGTCCTGCTCATAATCACACTCTGCACACGCGAATGTTTGAGTCATATCGACATTTGGGGTTGCTATTTTATAGACCATTCTAAGATGTCTAGCATCCATGGACGGCATATTGTCGACAACATAATTTATATTAGGCTGTTCGGTATTACCGTTAACCGAAGTTACAATTTGTTTAAGCTGTCTTGTGACTGCGTTCTCATCTCTCCGTTTCTTTCTAGCGTTCTCGACCTGCTGCAGTAAAGCGCGCTCGTCGGCGCCGTTTAAGAGACGGAAGCCAACTTCTACTTTAGATTTAGGTAACATGGTTGTAAATGTACCATCTTCGTTGCGTGTTGCGTCAGTACTCTTTAAGTCTTGTCCGCTATAAACAAAAGTGTCGTTTAGATCGAACGAATATTCTTGCGTTTCCGAACATGACGGACAAGCAATCTTTGTGTTGTACTCATTTCCATATCCCGAAACGCGTGCTGATATTAGAATAGCATTTCTATCTCCAACCAACAAAGTGTTTGGGTCTACATTCTTGTCAACAATGATGCTAGAGATTACTCTCTCCAAGGCAATTCCCTTTTTCAAGAGAGCCCTCGAAGTAAGGATATCTTCCTCTTTAGCGGTCATCTGCTTGACTTCAATTGTTTCCTGATCGTGCAAAGGATGGTTCGGTCCATAGAACGCGCCCTTGGACGGAAGTTCTACGAACTCTGTAGGGACTACAAAAGAGAACGGATTATCGCCCTGATTTTGCGTCATTGCTTGCGGAGGGAGCGGTGCTGGTTCAGGAGTAGTATCACCCAGCCCCATCCGATCTTTATTTCTTGACAATATACACCTCTATTTGGTTGTCGTTATTAAACTTTGAAGAATTCGCTGCCACCAGAACCGGCCACTGCAACCGAAGGTCCAGCAGTCTCGACTCTTGCCCAGTCATACTTAAGAGTGACAGATAATTCTGTAAGATCATCGCCACCGTATTCAAGGTCACCGTACTTAACTTCAGTCATAAACGAGTTCCAAAGAGTCCAAGTCTCAAGGGGCTTTCCATTAGAATCAATCTGAGTAATGATGACTGTTCCGAGGGCGCCTGCAGCCTTAGCCTTAGACATCGATGAGAGAGCGTTAGTATCAGCGGGGGGAGCATATCCTGATTGTACCACAATGTCAGAAAGAGTTGCAGTCATATCTGGATCAACAGGATCAACGAGTGTGATAGCAACATCATTCCAAGTAACAGAACCGGGGTAATAGAATGTGTGATTTAGGTATTTGTGCTCTGCGGCGGCAATTGCGAATGACGGTTTGCTGACTGTCTTAGCATACCACATCACAGCGCCACCAATGGACGCGGCAACACCTTGAAACTCTACTGTAAATCTAAATTTTCTCTTTGGATCGTTGAGGTTCTTGTCCTCACCGAAGTTTGTTGACCAGAATGGCATAGCTAATTACTCCTGTTGATATTCTATTTTAATTAGTGTTGTGGGGGAGTTTTCCCCCACTTTAGTTTTAGTCATCGAACGATGCACCAGTTGATGCAATCACAAAGTCGATGGCAATGTACTCAATAGCACGGGCAGGCTTAATCATGATCTTAGCATACATGATGTTTTGATCGATTAGGTCTGGAGTTGTTGTGCTCTCATCGAGAATCAGCTTGTAATCAGTGATACCAAACTGAACCTTAACATTCGCGAGGAATGGTTCGATAAGTGCCTTGAATCGGTTCCAAGTCGCTTGAACATTCTGTTCGAAGAGAACTTGAGTTGACAGGACCGAAATCTGCTTCTTCAAGTAGATGACAAGTCGTCTGACATTGATTCTGTCGAGGGCCGAGGCTCTCTCTTGGAGGGTCTTCTGTCCGAACACCACGATACCACTTGATGGGAACGAGGCGATTGGGTTGATTCTAGCTTCATAGAGAGTATCGCGATCCTTAGACGTTAATCTCTCGGTGATTCCAGTAACTGGGATGCCAGCCGCGCCATCGGAAAGTCCGCCGCGGTTGAATCCCGCAGGAG